AGGGGTTTGGTCCCCAATCACCTTCCCCGTGGTGTCGCACTTCTCGGTGTCGCTGAACCGAACAAGAATGTCATCGACAGCCGCGTGCGGCGTGTTGGGGAATGTGGTGCGGAAGCGGTTAGCGTTCCACAGGTGCGGGTTGCGCGTGATCGCGTGCAACAGCGGCCTGGTATCCACCCCGTAGGCGATCTTCTGGAAATTCCGCATTTTACAACCCTAGCGCGTAGGTGTGGAAAGTTTCGCCATTCCTCCCGAAGCCTGGATGAGTTGCTTCACGCCTGAAACCAAAACACCGCTCGAGCCACGCTTGCGAGTTTTCGTGGCCGTCCAGGCTCTTGGCCTCCATCCGATGCCCACCGGAGGCGAGCACCGAAGGTATGATACCACGCTTTCCAAGTCGTGTCAGGAGTAGAGATACACCGGAAAAGTCGTCAGTCCCGAAACACCACGGCGAGTAAACGCCGGGCCAGAGGATCACGCACCCAATGAAGGCCGCCGGCCGCCCGTCCCGCGTCGCCATCCACTTGGGGCCCGGCGTCGCCAAAACCTGCTGCGCCAGGCCATCCGTGCAGTCATCCCAGCGGCACGCGAAAATCTCCCGCCGGTCCCACTCCCGAAGGTTCGCGCAAATGAAACGCGCGCCGCTGTCCGTTATCGGCCCCAGCTCCGCGGTCATGCTTCGTCGTCGCCGCTGTAGATCAGCATGACGTTGCCAATCTTGCACTCGATGGGCGCGCTGCTCGTGAACGCCAGGCCGAAATGCGTCCCCTCGCCATCAAGATCGACGCGCCCCAGCCCGAAGGTGGCCGCCGTGAAAGTGCCGATATCCTCTTTCGCGTAGGGCGGCTGCGGCAGCATCCCAAGCTGAATATCCCAGGTGCCCGTGATTGCGGCTTGGATCGCGGCCACGCTCTTGACCGTCGCCGGGGTGCCGGCGTCGAGGTAGGGCATAACCACCGTGGCAACGCTATCGTCCCACGTGGCATAGTTCGCGCCGCCATACAGCAGGATTTGATTGCCCACGCGGGCGTAGAGCTGCGGGCCGGACACCGCGAAGGCGTCAACCGGCGCCCCGATTGAGTAGGTTGTCCAGGCGGAAATGCGGCTGGTCAGGAAGTAGGAAAACACATAAATGACCGGGCCAACCGACAGGATATACCGCCCGTCGATGGGGTCGAGCACGGCCTGCGCTTGGTTCACTGGCGTAGTGAGGGACCGGACTTGCGGGTTCACCAGGTCATCAATCGGCGTGCCGATGTCATAGGCGCCGGCGATGTTGCTCATGTCGCGGGCGCGAATGCTGCGGATACCCGTCATCGCCAGCATAAAATTGTCGCTGTCGCCGTACGGTGAAACGCTGTTGGGCGCCAGCGTTCCTTGGTTCGGGATCGTCTGCACGAGCTGGTAAAGCTCGGGGTCCGGGTCCACGATCCATATTTGGATGGCGTGTTGGGAATAAACGGCCAGGCGGTTGATATACACGTTCACCGCGGTAAGCGTATCGAAGCCGGCATAATTCGTTGACATATCAATGATGCCAAAGCCGTTCTGCAACCCGCCGACGCCAAGGCTCCATTGCGTGGCGTCATTGTTGGCGCTGAAAATAACGGACGAATTGGCCGCCACGTAAACCTTCGTGCCCAGCGTTATCACGTCCACGGCAACATAGGTCGCCAGCGCGCCGCCCACATACCAGTCAGGGATCATTGCGCCATTGTAGAAATGCAGCACGCTGCCGTCGTCATAGGCGGCCAGCACGTAGGGGATGCCCAGGAACAAGGTCGAAGCGATAATGCGGACAAGGTTCGCGCCGGTCGGGTGGGTAATCTGCGTGAATTTGACGTTGGCCGGCATCGCCACGGTCGGCGGCGTTGGCCCGTAAACGTAGAGGATGCCGACAGCGGAAACGAGCCCCTTGGAGTTGTCCGGCACCGTCCCGTAGGGCACGAAGGCCATGCGCTTCTGTATCTCGCCCCCACGGGTGATGTGGACATTATCAGCCGCGTAGAGCGCGCCAGGGGGCGCCGTGATGATGCTTTTCCGCTGATCCAGGCCAGCCTTGAAGTCGTCAACAATGAGATACGCCACGGGCTACCCCTGCGCCTTGGCGTAGGTAACGCGCATGCGGTAGGCGTCTTCATCGTCGCGCGTGCCGTGCGGACGATTGTTGCCGATCATGTTGTATCGCTTCTTGTTCGACGTGTTGCCACGCAGCGTCAGGAGGCGCCGCGTCGCGCGGCCCTGCATCATCGACGCATCCTTGGCGCCGTCGCCGGCCAGCAGCTCGGCAGCGACGTGCAGGACAATCAGGTTATCGTCCAGCTCGGCAAGCGACGTGTCCGCAACAAGCGGCGCGATCGTCTTGATGCCCCAAATCCGGGTGCATGTGCCGTTGCTTGCCGGCGGCGGCCAAAGTTCGATCTGCATATTCTCGCGCAGCTCCCATTTGAGCTGCGGGTCTTGGCGGGCGCCAAGGTCCGGATTGACAAGGTTATAGTCGCTGTCCGTTATTCCCGGCTTTACCGGACGCCAAAGATTCGCCCAGCTCTGGTCAAACTTTTCGATACGGGAATAATCTAGGTCAACCGGGAAGTCATAATACCGCTGCCCGGCCTGCGTCTGGAAGTCACGATAGACTCGCAAGTGCGGCCAATCGTAATCCATCCACAGATCGTCTTGAACGCGGGCGAGTTTCTGGCGCAGCGTGTCGTCGGCATTGAGCCCGACGCTTACGGTTTGCGTCCGCCGGGCCTCGGCACGCAGCATCGACAACAGGCGCGATACAGGCGTGCCGAGTGCCATGGAGTGAACCCCTTAGCGTGCGTGCTTCTTGGCGCTTTGGGCGCCCGTGTGGGCCAGGTCGGCGCCAAGAGCGGCCAGCTCCGCGTCCGTCACGTCCGGGCCCCCAGGCCCCTGCGTGGCGTCGCTGACAACGCCGCCCAGCTCGGCCGCGGTGATGTTCTGCAGCCCGCCATCGGTGCTGCCCAGCTCGGCCGCCTCGATCATTTCACTGGTCTGGTGCTGCGCGATGTCCTCGACGCGGAGAAGGCCCTGCATGTGCGCGTTCGCGAACATGGCCGCGATGGCGTCTTTCGTCGTCGGCTTGTTGCCGTAGATCGCCGTCAAGCGCGCCATTTCCACCTGTAGGCTGCGGTCGATGCTGCCACAGCGGCGGACGTTGACCACAGAGGCGTCACCATGCAGCGCTCGGAGAAGAACCGTCTCGGCAACGGTGATGCCACGCTTGGGGATCGCAAAATTCCGATCGCCTGCCAGGTGGACCGTTACGTTTACCAAATCCATTTTTGCCTCTTGGGTTGTGGTGGAGAAAGAGGCGGCAGCCCGAAGGCTGCCGCCGGTTGGTTACTCGGAAACGGCAGTGTCGGTGGCGCCCGTGTTCGGCGGCACGAAGGTATTGGCGCCGCGCCGGGTGTTGCCGCGGTTCTGCTGTCCGCCCGCGCCGGTGTTGCCGGTGTTGGTCGATGTGTAGGGCACCGCCCCCAGGCCGATGGAAATGGCGGCAATCAGGATGTCGTAGGCGGTCGCCCCGTTCGGGGTGCCGTTCGGGGTGTAGGTGCCGCGCGGATCGCCGGAAGCGGGCGACGGTGCGATAACCTGCATCGTGGTGAAGGCGCCGGCAGTGCCGGGCACCACGCCGTTGACCAGCTCCGCCTGCACGCAAGCCGGTGCAGCCAGGTTGATGGGCAGGCCAAAGGTTTTCCCGAAGCCCAGCGACACGTTGGTAGAGAGGTTGCCGAGGATCGGGACGGCGCCGGAAATGGACAGCCAGGTTTTGGCGCCGTAAACGGTCGTATTCACTCCGGGGTGGATATTCTCGGTCTGCGGCAGTCCGGTAAGGTCAAGGCCCGAGAACTGGATTATGATCGCGCTCTGATCGTCCGTGGACGTGATGGACACGTTGCGAACCACGTCCGGAACAACCACGCCCTGCGCGTTGGGGGCGATGCCGCCATTGAGCGTAAACGGCGTGGTGCGGCCCGGCTTCTGCAACGCCGCGATGGCGGTGGCAGAGGCGGCAACCGGCGAGCCCAGCGACACCAGCACCAAGGGTGCAGGAGTGATGACGCAAGGCGAAGTCTCCGCAATTTGCGAGAGGGTTTCAAGCTGCGCGTCGAAGGAAGCGTTGCGGCCGCCCGCATAGTTCATTTGCAGGTAGAGCTGGGTATTCGCCGGCACGGTGGCGGTGGAAGCCATCGTCAGCGTGATGATGCCGGCGGTGTAGGCCACCGTGAAATCGTTCGGGCAAACCGCGATATAGCCGGGCCATACCAGCTTGTGGCTGTCGCCAAGCAGATAGTCGCCCTTGCCGCGGCCTGCCGGGAAGGGAACCGTGATCGTGCCGCCCAGCGTCACCGCTGCGGTCAACATGAGCTTGATCGTATCGAAAGTGTTCATCTGTCCGTATCCTTCATCTGGCGGCCAGGCCGCCCTTGTTGCATCCAGCGGGGCCTGAGTGTCAAATGACATCCGGCCCCATTCCGGACAGACTAGGCGGCCTGATAGACGCCGTGGCAGTTAAGCTGCTCGGTCACTACCATGCCCGTGAACGTGACGCCCTGGAAGATCACATACTGGTCGTGCGGGCGAGCCGGGTAGTGCTTCTTCATGTCCTCGCCTTCCATCTTCATCATGTAGAGGCGCTTGGGGTCGATGAAGTAGCAGTAGTCCGGAAAGCCCAGGTCATCCAGCGTCGGATCGTATTCAAACTGACCCACGCCGCGCATGGAGATATCGGCCAGGCCGATGTCCGTGCTGCCCTTCTTCAAGAAGCCTTCCTGGGTGTAGATACCCTTCTGGCTGACTTCGGTTTCCAGCGAGTTCAAGAAGCTGGAGCCCGCGAGAAGCAGGGTCGGCTTGCCGCCGTAACGCTTGAGCTGGCGAACCTCGCGGCGGAGAAACTGGCTCAACGTCTGGTTTGCCGGGCTGGTCTGGATGATGCCGCCGCCGGGGGTAAGCGCCGTCATGGCGCGGTTGCGCCACCAAGTATTGGTCGCACGGTCCAGGCCCGCCACTACGCCCGTGGTGGGGTTTTCCACGATGAAAGCCCGCACGCCCGGATAAACCTTCGGGTCTTGCGTGCCGTCCAGCCAGCCGATGGAGTTCATGGACCGGCTTACGCCTTCGGTCATGTCCTCCAACTTGTCCGCCAGCAGCGAGGAAATTTGCGTCAGCTCCGCGTCGCTGTGCTGGGACGTGTTCTTGCCCGTCATGCTGTCATCGACAGAAATACCGTCCTTTTTCAGCTCGGTCATCGTCATGGTGATGCCGGCGTGCAGTTCCTTCCACGGGAAGTTGATCTGCACCATGTTGGACGGATTGGTGAAGCTCACAACGTCGTCGGTGTCGTAGCCCTGCATCTGCGTGCTGTAGATGCCCTTCACGTTGCGGCGCACGGTTTCCTTGCCGCCCGGAAAGGTCTTGTCGCTGCCTTCATACATGGCTTTCAGGAGCGGCTTGTCCTGAATGGTCTGCGAAAGCGGCTTGCCCTTCATGTAGAAGTCCAAGGCCGCCGCGGCGATGTTCTGTAGTTCCTGTGCGGAAAAAGACATGGGATGCCCCCTGTTGAGTTAGCCGTTACGCCGAGACGGCACCCCGGATCGCTTCGAGAAGCGAGGTCGGGGCGGCCCTGGCGGTGGCCGCTGTTGACGCTGTGTTGCTGCCTGCGGGCTTGATCGCTTCGCGCGGACGGATACCTTGAAGATGCTTGCGCACCTTCTCGTAAGCCTCATTGGCCAACGCCACCGCGAGCGCGGGGGTGTTGAAAGCCTTGCCGGCGGTATGCCATGCGCGCTGAGTTTTCATTACCTCGCCGTGCAGCAACGGCTCGATCTGGCGATAGTCAGGGTCGCTCGTTGCCTTCGCGGAAGCCCAATCGTTTACGGAATTCACCACCACAGCCGCCGCGGCGTTTTCGTCGCGCGCGGCCACCTGGCGGTTATCCTCAACCCGACGCTCGCCAAGAAACTTTGCATGGTTCCTGGCGCGCACGAGTTCACTGGCTGCGGCGGCGGTAATCGAACCATCGTCAACCTGTGTTTGCAGGTCGGCCGGCAGATCGTGCCCGAGGAAAGCGCGGACGTTTGTAACGAGCGGCTGCAACAGCTCCCAAGCCCTTGCGGGGTCGGTTTTGAGCGCCGCCATAATGGCGAACCCCTGCTTTACATCATCGTTCGTCAGCCTGTTGTCGTTCATAAAGCCTGTGATCGCATCGAAGCTCTGCGCGCGCGGCGTGAGTGCCGCGACGCTGCCTTCCAGGGCCTTTTTCTGGCCTTGGACTTCCTTCCAGCGCGGGTGTTCATGAAACGGTGGCGGGGCGTTTTTATCGTCCGTCGCAGCCGCAGCGCCGGCAACTGCCGGCTTGGCTTCTACAACTGGCGTCTTGCCATCCTTACTGTCACCTGGGGTGGACGGGGCCCCTTTGCTCACGGCCAGCCGGGTAGCTTCCAGCAGGGTCTTGGGCGTTGCGTCCGCAGCAGCGGGGGGCGTTCCCGCAATAGCGCCCGCCGGCTCACCAGCCGGTGCGGGAGTGACTACCTCCGCAACAGTCGTCTCTGCCGGCGCGGTCGTTTCCGCGGCGGTGCTCGTATCTGTTACTTCGGCGCCATGCTCGGCGCCGGGTTGCGATCCCGACATTTATGCGCTCTCCAAGGGGTTGGTAGGCACGTTTGGGTATTATGTCAGGTGCGAGCTGTAATGTCATCAGACAAAACGGACAAACCGGACACGACTAGAGATTTCCACGCCCGGCGGGGGTCGCGCCCGATCCGGGCGGCAGCATGGGCGGCGGCTGATTGACGGGCCCCGGCGGCTGTTGATGGTTGAACAGGCCGCCGATGCCCTGCGCGCCAGGCGCCGCACCGGGCGGGCCGCTGGGTGGCGTCGAGCCGGGCATAGCGCCAGGCGGGGGAGCCATTGGATGCGGCGGCATCGCGGGCCCTGGCCCCCCGCCAGGATGATTGACGGGCAGGGTGGGGATGCCGGCGCCAACCGGCGTCGGGGGCGTCGCCGTGCCGCCAAACATCGGTTGCGCTCCGCCGCCCGCGCCAGGCTGCGCATTGGCCGCCTGAATGTGCGCCATGGCCTGGATCGAGGGGACGCCATCCAAAATGAAATCGGAGGGGTCCAGCTTGTCATCCATCCGCTTGATCGCCTCCTTGGCCAACGCCAGGGGGCTGATGCCCGGTATCTGGATCAGCAGCGGCGCGATGCGCTCGAAAGCCTGGATATCGGCCTGCTTGTTCGGGCGCCCGGAGCTGCCGGCCTCAACCGATATGCCTACGTCGTGCATCACGTCCTGGGGCGCGATCGACGGCCAAACCGCAGCCGGGCCGGCGATTTTTTGCACGGTAGCCAGATCCATTTGAAGCATCAAAACGTGGCCAGCCTCTTGGATCATTTCCGTAAGAAGCATGTCTAGATCATCAATGTTCGATCCGGTCGATGACATGCGCCCGTTCTCGGCCGCGCTGCTCTCGGTGGCCGTGACGCCGGAGGGGGCGCCCATGTCCGCGGACTGCTCGCCAACCGAAAGCTGGATATCCCGCATCGCGCCGCTGGTGTCATACATATTCGGGTCGATGCCGGCGTGCTTGATGGTCTGCAGTATGTCCTCGACCTTCTGACCGGGGATAAGCCCGTTCAGCTCTACCAGCTCGTGCGCGGCGCCCGTGGTCAGGGCTTCCTTGTCGTCATCCTCCAACGCGCCGCGCGGGGTGGCGTATTTCGGCCGCGACGCAATGCGGTGGTCGCGGATGCCCTGCCGGGCCCGGTTGATTTCGTGCTGTTGGTCAACGATCAGCTCAATGTCAGACGGCGGATAGATTTTGTCCTCATCCTCGCTGATGTTGAGGGTGAGCGCGAACCAAGGCCAGAACCGGCGCAGCGTGATCTGGGGCGGCGAAGGCTCCGCGAGAAAATCCTTGTAGCCTTCAACCATCCAGTAAATCAGCCCATCTTTGCGGGCGTAGGAGCACCACACGCAAACCTTCTTTGTGCTGCCTTCCCTGTCGCTTTCGCTCGTGTTCATGGTAAGAGATTGATCTGAGCCCGCATTGTAATACAGGGTGCCCATGCCGCTGGCGCACACGTCCACGCCGAACATGCTTTCGACTTCGGCGGGCGACCAAAGGTATTCTTCCGTCACCACATCGCAGCCCTGGAACCCCCGCAGATCGGACAGGTTCCTGTCCGGTATGATCGCCCACGACTTCGGGAAATCAAAGCGCAGCCCTTCGTCGGACACCTGTAGGGGCGCGCTTTGCAGGTCTTGGATGGCCAAACGTAGCTGTTCGGCTTCGGCGGAGATTTCGGTAATCTCATCGTCGGCCAGGTCTGCCATGAGCTGCTCGACGCTTGCCAGGCGGGCTTCAAGGTTTGATGTCTCCGTAAGGGTTTCCGGGGCCGGCTCCATTGAACGCTGGTATCCCAGCTTCACGTAGCCAACACCCGTTATGATCGCGCGCGTAACCATTTTCTTCATGTTCACTTTGAACGGCGGGCGCTGTTCATCGAGCTGGTAGCTGCCCACGATTTGCAGCGTGTCGCTGATGCCATCCAGCATCTTGCGGCGCATGGTGCCGGTCTGCACGTCCTGTATGAGCGCCTGGGCCTGCTGCGCCGCCTGTTGCGCCTGCTGCATGGCAGCGGGCGGCAGCGGTATCTGTGGCGGCTGTAGGGCCATCTGTGCCGCCTGTAGGGTGGCGAGGTTCCCGTCCCATAGCTGGAAATCCCGCGTCCGGCGGCGCTCGCTGCGGATCGTCGGGTTTTTGGCGTAGAGCGAGCCGGTCTTGCTCATCACGTGCCGCTGCATCACGTTCGCGACGTACAGCCCCTCGGCCTTCCACCGCGGATCGGCGCCTTCACGGGCCAGCTTCGTGTTCTTCTTCATGCCCTTGAAGGTGGCGTCCCAATGCTTTTTGTCCGCCTTCACGGACGCCATCATTTTGGCGACCAACGCGGCGCGCGCGGGGTCGGGGTCCGGCGGATCGCGCTCAAACACGGTGGGGGCCCCCATGCCGGGGCGAAGCGCCTGCGTGATCGCGGACGCCATGGTGCCGGTATCGGTGGCGTTGGGGTCCGGGGGCGTAGGCCCTAGACCCCCCGCGCCAGGTGCGGCCGCACTGTCAGACCCGGTTCCGGACGTGTAGGACACGCTAATACCCTCCGTGTTTCGGCTTCGCCGCCGCGGCCTGCTTCTTCGTCTCTTTCTTGAACCAACCCAAGGTGCGGGCCGGCCTATCCTCGGGGGGTGGAGCTTTCACGCGGCTCTGCCCGCCCCACATTCTATCAGCTCCGTGGCCCAAGAGCGATATGAAGCTGACAAAATCATCGTGCGCGGCGTTCGGAAATTTGAGCAGCTCATCCAGCGCGTCCGGCCACCACGGCGCGAACGCGGGAAACCGGACAAGGCCCATGGCCATCATGCCCTTGATCGACTGCCCTACCGTCTCCTTGTCCTTTGAAATGGTGACGGGCTCGACGGCGCAGTTGACGTGATCGGCCAGCATCCGCTTCCGCAGGAACGGCCCGATCGACTTGCTGATATGATCGCCCTCCGCCCACCAGCTCAGTGGCCGGTGGCGCGTCATAAGCCCCATCATCTTCTCTACCGTAATGTCCGTGGGGTAGCGCGCCCATGCCAGGTCCGGGTGGACCCACAGCACGCCATCTTCATCCATCCCGCCGATGCCAAGGCACGTCAAATCGGCCCGCTGCTTCGTCGATACCGCGTGATCCGACGCGGCGAACATGCGCAGGTTCTTGGGCAAATCCTTGATCGAGGCGTACGTTGTGATCGTCTTTTTCTCGAAATAATCGCCTTCGTCCGGCGACGGGCGGCCTTGGTAGAGGCTCGCGAAGCCGCGCGGGTTGCGGTTCTTGATGGCGTTCAAGTGCGGTGCCGGGAACCGTTCCGGCCACAGAGCTTCGCCTTCCTGGCGGCCCAGCGGATCGTTCTCGCGCGCCAGCGCCGGCAGCGACAGGATGCGCCACTTGCGGGCTTCTTCCTCGTTGTAATGGCTGTTGGTCGGATCAGTGAGCCGGCCCACCAAATCATCTTCGTGCCAGCGGGTCATAATGATGATGACGCGCCCACCATCGTCCAGCAGACGGGTGTAAATGTCGTCGTTAAACCAATCCCAAAGCCGCTTGCGGATCGCCGCGCTTTCGGCTTCCTCGCGGCCCTTGATCGGATCGTCAATCACGGCCATGTCCGCGCCGCGTCCGGTAATCGCGCTGCCGCGGCCTACCGGGAAGATCGCGCCGCCGGCTGTAAATTCCAGACGATCCTGCGCCTGGCTGCCCTTCTTGAGCTGCGCGTTGGGGAAGATCGCCTGGTATTCCGGGCTGCGGATAATCTCCCGCATCGCCCGTCCGTTATCGCCCGCGAAGTCATCGTTGTAGGTTGCCCAAATGACTTGGCGGAACGGGTCTTTACCGACGAACCATGGCACGCCACGCTTTGACGCCAGCTCGCTTTTGCCGTGGCGCGGCGGCATTTCAATAATCAGGTTCAGCCACTCGCCGGCTTCCACCTTCTCATACGCCGCCGCAATCGCCCGGTGGTGGCGCTTCGGCATATAGCGGCTCTGGAAGCCTTCGCCGCGGCGCGACGTGTCCGGCATAGTGGCCTGGCAGAACGGTATCAGGAGCTTGCGCCCCTCCGTCACCAGGCCCTCGTATTCTAGCTGTGAACGGTTCGCCCTGATCTTGGCCAGGGAAGGCGCCATGGCGGCGCGCGCTTCCTCCGGCAGCTCGGCATACTGGCGTTCAAGTTCGGCTATCCCGTCGAGAAGGGCGGCCTCACCTGCCATGAGGCGAGACAGCATCGTGAATATCCGCGAGCTGTTGCTTCATCGCGGCAATGTCCGCCGTGATCGTCGCCCAGCGGGTGTCTGCGGTAGCGTTCTTTTCCTGCAACTGATGGACGGCGGTTTCGTTCGTCGATACCCGGCTGTCCAGCCGGGCCCACGCCGCGGCACCGCCGGCCGCCAGCACAATGATGCCCAGCAGGGTTGTCCACACAAACCCCACAATCCAGCTCAATGGCAGGCTGTGCGTTACGAAGGTGTCACCATCGCGGTGTGCGACCTGGCTAGGGTCCGGCATGAATTTCGACATGGAACGGTCCCGTTTTCATTGGTGCGAGGGTGCGAAGGGCCTCAACCTGGCGCTCAAGGTCGCCTATGCGGTTGTGAGCCTCAGTGAGTGCTGCAAGCATCCGGGGGATCATGCGGGTAAGGTCCACAATCTGGTGGACAGGGGCCCCCTTGGCGTCCACCGCATCCTTGGCACCGATAACCGCAGTGGGCACGATCGCCGCGACTTCATGCGCCAGGATCATGTCCACTTCGTTGTGGGGGTCCACGTGGAAGGTGCCGCGATAGGTCGGAATAGCGGACAGGCTTTGCAGAGCCCCCGTGATGGGGCCTGTGGTATTTTTGAGCCGGTAATCCGAGACGGAGCCGTAGGTTACGCCGCCGCCGCTGTCCAAACCGATGCCGCCGGCAGCGGTCGAATTGTAATAGAAATAAGCCACGTTGCCGTAGCTGTTGCGGCTGAGAAGCAGGTTCGGGTTGCCTACCGTGTTGTAGGACGCGATCTGCATACCGTTGTTGGAAATCGCCAGGCCGGGGCCCGTGGTGCCGATATCCGTCTTGCCGTTCCACGACATTACGCCCGTGCCGACGACGCGATAGTTGCCGGCGCTGTCCTGGCCGATCTGCGCGCGCCAGTTGGCGCCATCCCAAATCTGATCCTGCTGCCCGTCCGTGTTGTAGAAACGGGTAGCCCACGGGCTACAGCTCCCCGCCGGGGGTGCAGCCGCGCTGGCGCCGCCGGTCGCCGTGGCGTCTTTGCGGGCAAAGTAAATCAGGCTGTTGGGGTCCGCCGGGAAAGCCTCATAGACAGGCTCATCCCCAGCAATGGACGTATTCCATGTGAAACGGTCTATGGTGACAAACCAATTCGGTTCGGTGGTGGCAACCGCCGTGATGAACTGGAAGCCGGTCTGCCCCAGCAGGCCGCGCGAGCCGCCAGGGTAGCCCGTCACGTCCGCGGTCGGGTTCGCCAGGTTGCGCGTCACAAGCTGCCCGATGTGCAGGCTGTTTTGGTTCTGCGGGTTGACGTTGGCCGGGAAGCCGGGGGTATTAGTCCAGGCCGTCTCACCTAGCAGCACGCAAGCCGTGTTGGCCTTCGTCATCAAGCTGTAGTCGATCGTCAAATTCTCGATCGTCACGGTGCTGGAATTGAGGGTCACGTATGCGCTGCTCGCGACCGTCACGCCAACCAAGACCATGTAGATGGTGCCGACGTGCAGCCCACGGCAGTTGTTGAACACGACTGGCGTTTTCGCGTTCATGAAAATGAGCGTCACATCGTCGATCGAAGAAGCCACGTCCTCGCCGCTAATCCACAGCGCGGTGTCGATACCTGAAAACGAGCTGCCAAAAGACAGGTTGGTGTAGAGGTTCCCCACCTTTTCCGTGCCGGACATATCCATGCCGCGGAAGGTGAATTGCGAAAACACGAGGTTATCGAAGTGGGTCCGGCCTACGCTGCCAACGCCGCCACCGGCAACCGCGTAGATAGCCGTGCCGCATGTACCAAAGCTCACATTCTGGATCAGTGAATTGTAGAGCGCGAAGCCGCCATTCCACGTGTCCAGCAGGCAGATCACGCGCTGGCCCTGCGTCTCATACCCGGAGATAAGCGCCGGATTGTAGCCCACCGACAAGTCACGCATCGTCACGACATTGGCGAAGTCGAATGCCGGGATCGCCGGGTTTGTGATGTCCACGAAGATCGTCGAGACGCCCACGCCCATGCCTTCAAACAGGATCGACGTGCCGAAGGTGAGCGTGTTCGTGATCCGGAACGTGCCTTTGCCCAGGCGGCAAAAGCCCGTGTTGTTTATCATCTTGACGATCGCCAGCGTGTCATCGGCCACGCCATCGCCAACGGCGCCCCACCAATAAACCGTCATGCTGTCGCGGAAGGCGTCGCCGGCGGGCCGGGCCACCGTGCTGGCATAGTCCAGCGTGGCGCTGGAGAGCTGCTGGAGCCAGCTACGGCTGCCGTCCGGGTTCACGGTCAGCACGTTGCCGTTGAGTCCGGCATTGGCCGCCGGCACGCCCGTAGCAGCGGCCACGCTCTGCCAGGTGATTGTGCCCGTGTTGTCGGAAACCGGGAGCTGCACGCCATTGCCGGCCATCGGCGCCGGTATCGGGGCGGCCTGTAGGTAATTGAACGGCGTTAGTGTCAGCCAGGTGTTTTGATAATCGTCCGCCCACGTGTCCGCGGCGATGTGCGCGCGGTAGCACATGAACGTCCCGCCACCGTTCGCCAGGGGCGCGTGGCAAACATCCTTGACGTTGTATTGGGTTCCCGTCACCCAGCCGCCAACAAGGTTGGCGCCGGCCATCGCGAGCAGCAGGGACACCTGGCAGTTGAGGCTGTCCGGCGTCACCAGGCCGTTGTTGAGCTGGCCATCCGTACGGCGAATGTCCGCAAGCGCCAGCTCGGTTCCGTTGATGGCGCCGGAGATCAGCGTGAAGTCGGCATCCATTTGCGAGCCGGGCGGCGGATCGCCTGCGTTGGCCGCCTCCCATGCCGTGTAGGAAAACGCGGGCGTGTATGGGGGCGGGGTCGGCGCGGCCATGAGCATCGTCCGGTTGTGTCAGGCCCGATTATAGACGAACCGGACAGCCCGCACCAGCGCGGAAATTGTCCCCGAGTTGCCCCAGGCCCCAAATTTCTACGGGGCGCCGGTCACGATCCCACGGGCGCGCGCGGAACTCCCCACCCAGGGCCGGGGGTGGTCAGGGGTGGTCAGCCGGGGCCGGTCTGGCGCCTGGCTGTCCGTCGCCGTCCGGTATCGTCCGTCGTCAATCCGGACGGCGCGACCTTGCGGCCACTGTGCTCGGCACACAGGGGCCACGCTATGCTAACCATCTGTTTCTTCTTCGCTTTCCCCTTCGATGGTCGGCACCAGCGGCCTAGTTGTCGGCCGGAAGCGTGCCATTGCCTGCGCCATCTCCGCGACGGCAGCGCCAAGGGCTTGGCGCGGATCGGCCTGCGGCCTGGCGTCAAGGCTCATACCTGGCGCCGCGCGCACTCCGGCGCGGTCCATGATGTCTTGAGCGCACTTCACGCGAATGCCGAGGGGCGCGTTTTCGTCCTCGATCGTTTTCATCAGCAACGCGACAGCCTTAGCGACACCAGGCCCCGCCACCAGTTGCCGCGCCGCATCGGACACCGCAGCCCGCACGTGGGGCTTAGCTAGCTGCTGCGCGCCTTGAACGCGGGCGGTGATATCCGAGTAGCCCGCAAGCCGCGCCGCCTCGCTAGCGTTTCCGATGGCGCCTGGCGTGCTTGTGTAGTGTTCGACAAACAGCTTTTGCTGATCCGTCAATTCGCGAGCCCGGTTCTGATCCGTCAAGATCATGCCCGCGACCAATTCACGCCTACCAGTTTGCGCCATAACCGACTCCTTTTTAGGCAAGAACGATTGGACGGTTTGCGTCCAAATGTCTGATTGCCTAGTTTGTGACCACTTACAGTGATAAGTATGCCACACCGCCCCCCATTCGTCCAATGTGTCAGGAATAGGGCTTGTGATGCCTGACAAAATCAGCAATTCCCTAGCTTCCACCACAAACCACCAAGGCAACCGATGCCGCGCACCGCCTCACAAGATACCGATGCAGCACTGGACGATTGCATTGCCACCTATGGCGCCCGCAGCGTCGCGAACGCCGCCGCCATCACGTCCGCGAACCGCGACCCGATCCGCCGCTACCTTGTTGCTAGTGGCGTGCCTTCCTCGATCGCTCGCGCCGCTTCGCTTGCCCAGCTTCGCGCTTGCTGGGGCGATAACGCCGCCATCGACGCATTGATACCCGCAACGCCTGGCACCACGCAGGAACCGACCAACATGGATCAAATCCCCTTCGACATGCGCCGCCCTGCCTCACCAGCACCGCGCAACGCCCGCCCGGAACTCAATGCGGCCGACCTTGGAATGAGCCCACCCTCTCCTGTTTCGCCTGGCGCGTCCGCAATCCGGACCGACACCACACCGCAATCCGGACAGCCCGCCAAAGGCGCCGCCGCCAATTTCACGCAAGCCCTTGCCGATCTACTCGCGGCGCAGGAAGCGAAAGAGGCGCCGCTCAACGCTGATGCAGTCAAGGCGATATTTGACCGCGAAATGACCGACCTAACCGATGACCTGGCAGCGTCGCACGCTACGCACGTCGCGGAAATGGACGCACTCCGCGCCGACCTGGCACGCGCCATCGCTGGCGCGCCGCGCAATATCACAGTGTCAATCAATGGCGCCGCCGCTGGCGCGATGCTTCCCGCGCAGCATGTCCAATTCGACACCCTGCTACAAATGGTAGCATCTGGCTGCAACGTATGGCTGGCTGGACCCGCTGGCAGCGGAAAGACCACGGCAGCCCGCAACGTCGCGAAGGCCCTTGGCCGCCCGTTCTACTTCACTGGCGCCGTTGATACCGAATACAAGCTTTTGGGATATACCGACGCCACCGGAAAAACCGTCCGCCGCCCGTTTCGTGAAGCCTGGGAACATGGCGGCTTGTTCCTATTCGATGAAATCGACGCCAGCTTGCCCGGCGCAGTGCTGGCCTTGAATGCCGCGCTCGCTGGCGATCTTTGCGACTTTCCGGACGGTTGCATTCCGCGCCATCCCGACTTTCTTTGCATCGCTGCCGCCAACACTTTTGGCCAAGGTGCTAACGCTGAATACGTTGGACGCATGAAGCAAGACGCGGCATTCCTCGACCGCTTTGCAACCCTCGCCTGGACCGTTGACGAAGCCCTAGAGCGCCGCACGTCCGGAAACGAAGCATGGGCGCGCCACGTGCAAGAATGCCGCCGTAGCGTCGCGCAAAAAGGCTTGAAGGTGCTAGTTACGCCGCGCGCCACCTATCAGGGCGCCGCGTTGCTCGCGTCCGGTTTGACCTGGCAGCAGGCCGAAGCATCGACAATTCGTAAAGGCATGACGCCCGACCAATGGAATAGCGTCCGCCCCGCCACCGCTCAGCAGGCAGCAGCGTAATGGCAATTTACAGCTACGCCACACCTGGCGACCTGGCGCGGCAATACCGTGACGCCATCGCGCGCAGCTCATACGCTAGAGCGCAATCCTGGCCTACCGAATGGATGGGCGGAACGCTGCAACATGAAGCCCTCGACTATGCCGAGCATGGCCGCGACCGCTACGCGACCCAGGCCGAAGCATTGTTGCGCAAGATCAATGTCACGCTTCCCGACACCAACCGCGACACCTGGCACGCCAGCCCGATGGGAGCCTATCCGATTGTCCCGGCTTACCTTGCCGGCTTGCCGGAAAACATGATGCGCCGCTCACGCGAGAACGACGAAACCGCGCCGCTCTTGATATTTGCCGGCTTGACTTCATCCGCCGGAATTAGCGCGCGCAATCTGGTAGAGCGTGGCGTTGCGATCCTGGCGCTAACCATGGCCGCCGCGATGGTCCGCCCCGTTCAGCTTGTCACCATGACTTGCATCGGCCGGAATGTTGGCAGCTTGGGCAGCGTTCACATTTGCCACATACCGAGCGCACCGCTCAGCCTGGCAGAAGCCGGCTTTGCATTGTGTGACCAAGCTTTTTCGCGAGGCCTGGGATACCGCATGGCCTACGCGAAAGACCACGCCGACGGCGGATGGCCCGCCGCCTATCCTTATGGGAAACCCGCAGGGCGCCACGCCTACATGAACCGCGTTGCAGACGCCGCCGGCTTCACTGGCGACCGCGTTTGCATTCCACCCGCAGAACTTGGCGACGATATCGGAAACGATCCAACCGCCTGGCTGCTCGCGCGCGTTGCCGAGTATGTCCACGACCACGCCGACAGCATCTAACCCAGGAGCACACAATGAACGCGCACACACGACCCACCCCAACCGCAGCCCCGCTGATGACCACAGACAGCCGATACCACTTCGACAGCATGAGCCCGCGCGAGCAGACCATAAGCACGCGCAGCGCCATCCTTGGCGGGCTACGTGCCGCGGCAGACATCGCGGCCGAACTCACCGCCCGGCTTGCGGAAATGCGCGCGCTCGCCGCGACCGAACGCGATACCGCTGGCAATTTCTGGACGTTTGACGCTTTCGCCACCTTGTTCGCCGCCATTGGCACCGCACGCGACAGCGCCGCAGAACATGGCAAACTCATCGACATGACGGCCGATGTGCCGGGCATCATCGCTCGCGCCATCGCCGCCAACCCGCCCAACATCGACGACGCGCGCGCCCTGATCCAGCACAGCGAAGCCCGCGCTCGCGAGCTTGGCGTAAGCATCTGCCCCACCACTGGCGAGCCGCTTGCGTAGCCTGTCCGGATTGTCTCCCGACACCACCAGAAGGAAGCCCACCACATGGCCCGCCTAACCCTGCACATAACCACGCACAACGCGGCCTTCGACGCCGACCGCAACGGCGAGCTTGCCCGTATCCTTCACAACCTGGCCGACAATATCCAAATGGCCGACGCGACGGACGATCAATTTCTCTTGTTCGACGCCAACGGTAATCGCGTAGGCCGCACGGAGTTTACGCCATGAGCGAAACCAAAACGCGCCGCGCCGCGCTCGCGTGCGTCCCGTCTGGCCTGATCCTCGCCGCGTTCCACGATCCTGCCACGGATGCTGAAAAGGCCCTATTCACCCTTGGCACTCTTTCCGTGACGCCTGGCGTCCGCGAAGCTTTGGCCGTGGACACCCTGGAAGGATGGACGCGCGCTTGTGTGCTTTTCCGTTCTCACCAACAGGGCGAATGGGAAAACCACGACGACGACGACACGCGCGCCAACTGGCAGGCGATACCGGACGGCACGCGGATATTCACCGTCTGGCAGCTTGGTCCCGCGCGCGACGACGCAACACTCTGGATCATCACCGAAGCCGACCGCAGCAGCACCACCGCGTTGCTGCCCAGCGAATACTAACCCCAGACCCCGGAAACGAGAAAAGGGCGCAGCCACCACGCTGCGCCCTTCTTCTTGTCCACCAGGCCACCCACCACGACAGCCTGACACCGCGATGATACCGCCTGACACGACATGACACCACCCACGATTTAAGCCCGGTAGAAGCCCGCTGGCGTCCCTGGCCTTCTACCCGGTCCCACCCCAGCGCCCACCACGCTACCCTGGCGCCTCACCCTGCCCCAGCAGCCACGGCGGCAAGTCCGCTTCATCCACCCCCAGCACCGTCCCGCGCTGCCCATCCAGCAGGCCCGTAGGCCGCGACAGGCGCCAGAACACGACACCACGCGGCGCCCACCGCTTGGACGGGCACAACATCGCAATCTTGCCGTCATCCCCACCGAGCGCGCCGGCCGCCTGCATGGCGTCCATGAGCAGCTTCGCCAGGTTGTCCGCGTCCGGCTTATGCGTATGTAGCTGGCCCCACCTGGCAGTCTGTGGCGTCCCGAAGTTGAACTGCGCGTCTAGCCGCAGCCCCTTGCGCCAGGCCGCCGAACGCATCCGGTCGACGCCACCGGCATCGCGCACCGTCTGCTTTAAACACCGCTCGACATGCCCACGGTAGAGCTTCACGGGCGCCGACGCTGCCGCCCAGCTCACCACATGACCCCGAACATGCCGACCGCGAGGCTGGCCATGAGGCTGGCCATTGATGGACCCCGACAGGATGCACTCCCAGGCCCCAGTATCATAGTTGTCCGCTATGGTATCCATCGTCAGCCCCTATTCCGGACAGCCAGCTTACCACCCCGCGACCAACTCTCTAAGGCTCTCATGAGTGTGTCGTAAGAAACACACTCTATAAGAGAGGATACAGTAGTATCTCTCTTAGAGATCAAAGGGTCAAAAGGCGAAAGGTCTTGATTATATCTACAAGGTTAAAACACCATTTTGCCCTTTGGCATAAACCGCAAAAGGCCGAAAGGCTTAGACCTATTCAGCGAGAAACCTGAAAGGGGTAGCACTTCCTTTGAAACCCCTTTCAGCATTTCCACCCCTATTTTTATAGGATTTCGGGGGTAATTTCCGCCCAATTTTGGGGGGGCAATACGTTGCTGTGTTTGTGGTGGCCGCCTTCCTGATCTGGCTTGCACATGCGCTGAGACAGGCCGCACCGCACCAGCAGACCGCGCCCCACCAGTTCGTCTGTGGCTTCCGTGAACCATGCTTGTGTGCAGTCGCGCAGCTCCGGGGGTAGCTGCGCCCTGCGGGTAAACACGCCGTTGGCGTCCGTTTTGGCGAACGCGCACCCTGCCGTGTATGCCCGCTCGTAGGCCGCCAGCAGCCACCCACGCAGCGCACCGTCCGTGCCTGCCTTGGCCTCGCGGAACTCGCGCAGCCCGGTCAGCACCGCCTCGTTGCCGTCCTCAAGCCCGCCATGGTCCGCGCGCAGCAGGTATCTTTCTTCCTCCATCGCCTCCGGGTTGTTCGCCTTCACCACCGCGACCTTGAATATCTTGCCCGGCTTCACGTCGCGGCCGAGCGCCTTGAGCGTTTCCTTCCAGCCCTCCGGCTGCCAGATGCCGATTGCCATACGCACCGCCCCCAGCAGCGCGTTGCTGCCGCGGATCGCGTTGCGCATGTCCTGCGCGTTCTGGATCGGCGCCGCGATGTTGCCCTGCTTCCTGATGTGGTGCGTGGCCATGGTGGCGACGTCGGGCATGGCGTTCTGCACCGCGTTCAACGCCGATACCCACTGTTGCAGGACTAGCGAGCTGTTTTCTTCGCCGTGCAGCGTGCTGGCTACGGTGTCGATCGCCACCAACCCCAGGTCAGGAATGGCCGCCAGCGCCGCCAGGAGCCCTGCCCACGGCGCGCTAACCTGGGGCGTGCCGCCTATCCCCATCGCCACCAACGGGAACGCGCCGCCCGCCTGTAGCAGCGGCAACACGATAATCTTGCCAGCGCCGCGCGTCCGCCGGTCCTTAAATGGATCCAATGCGGCGATGCGGATGTGCAACTCGTCTTTGTCATCCTCCGCCGTAATGATAACGGCAGTCTTGCCGACATGCTCCGCAACCAGCGGCATCCCGCACCACGTATCGGGCTTGAGCCCGCCAGTGAGCGGCGCCGCGATCTTCATGGCCAGGTCGAGCAGCAGGAAGGTTTTGCCCACCCCGCCGTCACTCGCCAGGATATGCGACGCCCCGACGCGCACCAGGCCGCGCACCAACCAGCGCCGAGCCGGCGGCTCATCCATCGTCCACACATCCACGGCCCACCGCGCGAGCGCGTGCGGCGGCGGTTGTTCGGTTTTGACGAATGACTTCTGCAGCTCTTGTTGCGCTTCCGTAGGGGGCTCTGCTCCCTGGACCCCCTCGGTGGGCTCCATGTGCTGCCACAGCGGCGAACCGTCCGGCGCCAGGAAGCTGCCGACGTTCCATACCGGACGAGCCTCGACCACCGGCCCCTTTTCCTTCACGTCCTTTGCCCGCAGCGCGGCCCACTCGTTGGCAAAGCGCGTCTCTGGCCAGGCGGGCTCCATGTGGGTTTGCATCCAGCCCCAACACGCGGCCCGCGCGTCCTCCGGTGTCATGTCGCCCAGCCGGATCATGTGCAGGTAGTGGCCGGCAACGCCGTTGAAGCCGTCCCAGCGCGTGGTGCCGTCCAATCCGCCGGCACGTACCGTTGTGCCAAGCAAATCGCGGCCTGACGTGCCCGCGCCCATGCTGTGCTTGAACAAATCCCAGGTTCCGCCTGCACCCTCGGCGCCATCGGCAACCTGTACCTTGCTCTCCATAATCGCGAGCGCCGCGAGCCCGGCAGACTTCGCGTAGGGTAGCGGCCGCAGCTCACCAATGCGCTCCGCCAGCTCCGCCAGGTCGTGCTGGTTGTCCGGTTCGCATTTCAGCATCCTGACATCGTGAACCTCGCCACCCTTCTGGTTGAATGTTCCGGGTATGCGAATCACCTGGCTTACGCGGAAGAAGGAAGGATCACCGCCGGCCTTGAGCGCCAGCACCTTGCGCAGCGTGGCGATGGCGGCGCCGTCGCGCTCGGGCTCCATCAGCTTCCAGTAGCCGTGACGCTTACCGGGCGAGCTTTCGGTAATGAACGAAGCCCCGCCGAGCCAGTATTCCAGCGCGTCCATCGCCATCTGCGCGCTGCCCGCGTCGTCAAGATCGACGCACAGGCTGGTGAACCCGTGAACGTCCGCGTCCGTCTGGCCTGGTCTATCCCGATCCGCCGGCAGCATGATCGCCGGCACCATGAAAGCCCCGTGGCCGTGCTGCACCCACCTGTCCGCGTGGACCGCGATGCGCTCCGCCACGCTGGCCATATTCTCGGTGGGGCCGACGAACACGGTGGCCAGCTCGCGAAACACACCTTCAGCGGGCGTGCCCTTCTCCCCCAGGCCGCGCAGCGCGAAGCCGCCGCCGTCCGGTATGTCAACGTCGCCAAACAGCGCCGTCAAAAATGCTTCGATGTCGTCGCGATTGACGTGCAGCTTGTCGGC